CGTCCGTTACCCAGACCAAGCAGACGGCCGACAAAGAGCAGCGCAGGGCCTTCTACAAGGCGTTCATCGAGAAGGACCGCGCCGGCATGGCCCAGATCAGCGAGCAGGTTGCCAAGGAATATAGGACCAAAGGCCAGAGCGTCGCGGTCAACGCCGACGGTGGCTACCTGGTGCCGGTCAGCATCGCTGACAGCATCATCCAGAAGCGGACGCAGCTGAGCGGTTTCCGCCGGCTCGCCACCGCGATTGCCAATCTGCCGGCCCAGTTCGACCTACCGACCGAAGCCACCAAGCCGACCGCCTACTGGGTCGCTGAAGGTGCGCCGATCACCGAAAGCAAGTCGACCTTCGGCCGCAAGCGCCTCACACTCAACAAGATCGCCGGCCTGGTGACCTTCACGTACGAGTCGCTGAAGGACACGGCGGTCAATCCGTCGCTGCAGAACCTGGTGGAGCAGCAATTGGCCTTCGTCATCACCCAGGAAGAGAACAACGCCATCGTCAACGGTGACGGCTCCGGCAAGCCCTACGGCTTCCGTTCGAGCGACATCACGCCGCTGAGCCTCGCGCAAAACGGTGACACCCTCGGATACACCGACCTCACCCAGCTGCGCCGCAAGCTGCCGGCCGCTTACCGCCAGTACGGCGTGTTCGTGACCTCGAGCAACGGTGCCCTCGCCATGGAGAACGTCCGCGACGGTAACAACAATCCGATCTGGCGCGACGGCCTGACTGAAGATAGCCCTACCCGCGTCCTCGGCCGACCTGTTGTAGAAGTCGATGAGATTCCCGCGACGCTTGGCGCTGGATCCGATGAGACCGAGATCTGGTACATCGACCCCAGCTTCTACTACCTCGGCACCGGTGAAGCAATGCGCGTCGACTGGGGCACCAGCGACGACGACTTCGATCGCGACCAGGTGAAGCTGCGCGTCATCGACCGCATCGCCGGCCGCCCGACCATCGACGAGGCATTCGCAAAATTAACAGGTGTAAAGGGCTAGAGATATGGCAATAGTTGAATTCACCAAGGACTGCTACCCGTACTGCAAGGGTGACCGCATCGAACTGTCCGAAGAGGAACAGAAAGATGTCGACGCACTAGCTGAGCAGCGGGAAGTGTCAAAGCCGTACAAGGTCGTCGAGGATCCCAAGGTCCCCGATTCAACCGAGACCGTCAAGGCCGTCGAGGAGCCGGATGGCGAGCGCGTCAAGCCGGTCCTGCCGCAGGATGCGGCTGAGGCAAACCTCGCCGCTCCCGGTGTCGAAGCCACGCAAGCGGTTGAAGCCGAGCGCGAAACGAAGGCAGCCACCAAGAAGAGCAAGAAGTAGCAAACCCCGCTCTTGGGTCAAGGCGCTCGCCAGGGACAGGTGAGCGCCTTTTTCGTGGCGTCGACCCGCTTCAGCAGCCGTATACCATCGAACGCGCGTTTGTTGTCAGCGATCGGTGGCGAAGTCGGCCGACTAGAGTTACCTATAATCGGGGGGCGGTTGGTTGCGTTGATCGACATTGATGGAACCGCGCCGCTGCCGCCCGGGCGGCTCGACGAGCTGGTCACGGCCATCCACAACGCCGAGTCCGAGGATGAGTGCGACTGGGCGGAATGGAAATCGGCCCTGGATTTATCCAGCAAACACGGTGCCTTCCAGATCAGCCGGGCCATCCTTGGATTCGCCAACCGCAATCCGGCTACCAGTACGCAGCCCTTCGGCGGGACCGCATACGTAGTTGTCGGGGTTGAGCCGGGCAACATCGATGGCGTGCTGCCCATCGATGGGGCCCAGCTGCAATCCAAAGTTGCTCGCTACCTCGGATCGCCCAACCCGTTCTGGCGGCACCATTATGTCCGGCCGGTTGAGGCAAGCGACAAGACGGTACTCGTCGTCGAGGTCCCGCCCCCCAAGCCAGGCGATCGTCCCTATCCGCTGGCAAATACTTACGAGCCGGACAAAGCGACCGCACAGGGCGCCAAGGAAAAGAGCGGCGGCCAGAGCGGAACCCTGTTTACACGTCGGGGATCGAAGACCGAGCGGGCCAATTATGACGAGTTCATCATGTTGATCGACCGCGCCCTTCAGGGCTTCGGGAAGGGAATTAACGATCTGGGGATAGTTGTGAACGCCATGGCGACCCCGGATTTTCGGACACTCGATGTGTCAGAAGCTGCAGTCGACTGGTGGCTTCAGCAACGGCGTCAAGCGCTGCTGGAGAAGACGAAGGACGCCTCGCGCCGGCAGCTAGGAATGACTTGGGGATGGTCGGATAGCAATATCAGAGACTTTACCAATGCCGTCGACTACTATCTGGGTATATGCCGCCCGGCCGCAGAGGGGATTCTCGTAGCGACATTTCTCTACCAAGGCTTTAACGGAATTACCATCTTTATTGACAACCCGACCGACGAGCACCTGCCCGACGTGCAGGTTGTACTCAGTTTGCCGGGAAGCTGCTCCGTGATCGACCGAAGCCGTCTTAATCTAGGGAGTTTTCCGGACCCACCTGTCGCAGTCCCAGGTAGGACCTATGCGGCGAATCAGTCGGCTGGCGGGGCCAAGGTTCACATGTCCCGCCAAGCAGTGCAGGTGGGCGAGGACAAAATCAGGTATACGGAAGATCTCGGGCTCATCCGGGCCAAATCCCAGAAACACACCTGTACCATGCAGTTCCTTATCGATCCGGGAGTGAGGGACTTGAAATTCGACTTCGACATCAGCTCTCCTGCATTCCGAGGGGTTATCCCGGGCACGGTCGAGTGCCAAGTCGAGACAATGACCAAGACCTTTCTCGTTGATCTAATCTCGCCGGATCCGGAAACTGCAGAGCGTGAAGGCTATCGCATAAGGTTTCCCATTAACCATCAGCACTAAGCAGGGGTCGCAATAGCGGTCCTATTGTTTTATGATGGTCGTAGATGAGCAGCATTATCTCAACGTCCGACCTTAATTCATTCACCCAGAAATCATTGAATAGTGCTGTAGCCTCACAAGTCGTCGCTGCCGTCAATGCGTATATCGAGCGGGTGACGCACCGCTGCTGGGGCGAGACCAAGACCGTTACGGAGCGCCACGACTACGCAGGATGGCTGTGGCTGAGGCATCAGGACGTGCAGGAGGTCGTATCGGTCAGTTCCGGTTATCCCGGAAGCACGCCGGCCGCTATCCAAAGTGACGCGTATTACTGCAACGCCGCCGGCCGCCTGAGCTTCGGTTCGTACTACATCGACCAGCCGCGCTCCCATCCTTCTCGATGGCTGGAAATCAGCTATAGCTACGGCGTCGAGGAAGTTCCGGAGGACCTGAAACTGGCCGCCCTCGGCATCGCTGCCGGCTTCTACAACTGGGCGACCAACGGACAGAAGGAGGTGTCGTCGGCCCAGGTCGGCAGTTACCGCCTGCAATATGCCAACGCCTCTAGTGGCGGGTCTGACAGCACCGCTTCCAGCAACTTCTCCGTCATCAAAAGCTACGCGACTAAGAGGGCCTAGCTGATGATGCTGCTGGAGCACACCTGCACCATCAAGCGGAACGCGGCGGTCGGAAACAACGGGCGCTACCAAGTCCAGGATCTAGCCGTCAATGTGGCCTGCCTGAAGCTGCCGATGAATACCACCACGGCGATCCAGAACGAATTCAGCCTTGGCCGGGCTTATGACATCTACTTCGCTGACGGCCAGGACGTGAAGCCCGGCGACAAGATCATCATCGGCTCATACAGCTTTGTCGCTAAAGCGGTCCAGCTGTATGAGGTGCCGACAGTCGGGCATGTACGCGCTCTATGCGAGCAGGAGGTTTCCTGATGTCGCAGATCGTCATTAGCCTCGATGACCGGCGTGTTGTGCGGCTGTTCCAGCGGGCTCCTGGGATGGTGACGCTGCGCCTCCGCCAGCTCATCGAAGGCGCCGCCATCGACATCCAGCGGGAGATGCGTATCCGGGCCGACGTCGGCGTCAGCGGCAACCTCCGGCGCTCGGTCCGTTACACGTTCAGCCCGGCAGCGCTCCGGGCCGTCATCGAGCCGGCCGCCCAGTACGCCGAATACGTCGAAAAGGGAACCAGGCCGCACTACGTCTCCGTCGCCGAGGGCACGCCGCTGCGGGCCTGGGCGAAGCTCAAGGGCATCAACCCGTTCGCCCTCAAGGCGTCGATCGCCCGCAAGGGCACCAAAGCGCACCCGTTCGTCGAGCCGACGTACAAGAAGATGAAGCCCAAGGTCGAGGGCGACATCCGGCGCGGGCTGATCCGCCTAGTCGAGGACATGAACAATGCCCGCGTATAACTCCCAGGCCAAGCGCATCAAGAACGCGCTGAAGACGCTGCTTAGTGGGATCCAGTACGACGCGGGTTCGGGCAACGAACCGGCCTTCGTTTCGGTCCTGGATAACACCACCGGCGAGTTTGATGGATACCCGTCGCTGCGGGTGTTGCCTGGGGATCTCGACACGGAGAAAGCATCGGTGGCCGAGAACGAGCGGACCGCGGCTTATGTGATTTATGTCCATCTGCCGCTGGAGGCCACGCCGGCGACCGAGGGGGCCACGTACGACAAGATGTACGACCTGACGGACCTTATTCTCGATTGCCTCGATGAGGGTGACTTTGACAATAGCCTGACGGCCATTGATTCCACCATCGGAGTTCATTTCCTCGACGCCCAGCGCGGCGATTGGTTGGTCAATGACTCGAAAGGCGGCGCCATCCTGATATGCCGCATTGATGTCCAAGTTCGCTATAGTAAGAACTGGACGTAAATGTTACGATTTGAATATGACCGATAAGAAGTCTCCCGATGAGCAGCCGAAACGGAAAATGGCTCGTCAGGTTATGACGCCGAAACAACGGTATTTCGTACCGGCATATGGGATAAGCGTCGAGGCTGGCACCGCCGAAGAGGCGGTCAAAGCGGCCGCGGAGACGGTAAACAAGCAAGAGGAAGGTGATGCCGAATAACGAATTCATAGGCCGGCGAAAAGCCGTCGGTTTTGGTATTGAATCTACAGCCGGAACAGCTGTAGCACCCTCGTTCTGGTACCGGCATATGGGCCTGGACTTCCAGCGCAAGACGACGAGCATCCAGAACGAATCCGCGATGGGCCGGAATGAGAAGGTCAACGACAGCGCCATCATCGAGGAATGGGCCGAGGGTGACCTCGAAGGCAAGGTCTATGACCTGTCTATCGGCGCACTGTTATACAACATCTTTGGCACACTCGTCACCTCCGACAACGCCGACAGCAATGCCGCCGTCAAGGACCACACGCTCGACGTCGCCCAGAGCAACATCGCCAAGACGCTGACCATCGCCCGTGTCGATCCCATCGCCTCCCGCCGCCACGCTTACGGCACGCTCGAGAACCTGGAGATCACCGCCGAACAGGGCGGCTGGGTCATGGTCAAAGGCGCGCTCCAGGCGCTGGTTGGTGCCTCCGCTTCAGATACTGCCGCCTACGCCGCCGAGAACTCATTCACTTCCAAGCACGTCACGGCCAAGATCGCCAGCAACGTTGCCGGCTTGGGCGCCGCCTCCGCCCTGTCCATTAAGAACCTCCGTCTGACGATCAGCCGCGACACCTCGAAGTTCTTCCCGCATGGCTCCATTGACCCGTCCGTCATCAACATCGGCCCGTTTGCTGTCGAGGGTGAACTGGTCCTCCGCTACGACGCGAACACCCTGGAGAACCTCTGGTTCGCGAACACCCAGCAGGCGCTGCAGATCAGCATCGTCAACTCGGACGTGACGATCGGTGCGGCTGCGCATCCAGGTCTCGTCTTCACGTTGCCGAAAGTGCGGCTCAATACCTTTGAGATGAGCGACGACTTGGACGAAATCGTCGAGCAGACCGTCGGCTTCACCGCAGAGCTGGATGTCTCAGCGGGCTACATGATCCGCGGCGTATTGACTAACACCCAAAGCGCGTATTGAGACCTATGAGTACACGACGCCTCGCCATCGCCAAACGGGTCAGTCTGGAAGGTTTGGGGCCGAACTGGGGCGATGACTGCTATGCCCTGATGATGCCCGCCAGCTATGAAGACATGGCGGCGGCGGACCAGATCGACTCTAAGTCCAAGGATGAGCAGGTGCGCTTCCAGATCGAGTTCCTGAAGAACCATTTCGTATCAGGGAAGGTCCGTGTGATTGACGGCAAAGGTAACGACCTTGTCGATATGGAGCCCGACGACGTGTCGGCATCGGTGGCGCTGAGCGACCGGCTGTTCCTGGCCTGTTTGGGAGACGACCTGGACCCAAAAGAAGCCCGGCAGGCAGCCGCAGCCACCAAAAAGCCAAAGAACGACGTGAAGCCTACCGGGACGCCATCATCAATGGAATCAACGCCATCCCCGGACGATACGCCCGAGAAATAGCACTCATACGCTACGCCGACAAACGCGGTATTTCTTTCAACGCGGCCGCCGCCGACCCATGGCCTGAAGTTGAACGCGCGCTCTACGTATGGTCGCTCGATAGTCGCCGTGATAAATTAGAATCAGCAAGGCAAGCGTCCCATAACGGCCGCGACACATAACTGAATGGCAGCTAACCAAGTATCAATCACGGTCTCGGCGAAGGATGAAGCCTCCAAGGTTCTTTCCGGTTTGGCGCAAAGATGGAAGCAATTGGCTGCCGGCAGTGTGCTAGCCGGTTACGGCCTCAATCGGTTCATGAATTTCATGGATCAAAGCACCGATTCCGCCAACCGGTTACAAAGTGCCATGCTAGGCCTAAGCAGTGTGGCACGCGCATTCGGCGTCGATGCCGGTGCCGCTACAAAAGCAGCTCAGAATCTTGCCGCCGATGGCTTCATCACTGTCTCGGAGGCCGCTAGCGGCCTGAAGAACCTATTATCGTCGGGCTTCAGCCTCGAAGAGGCCATCCAGCTTATGGACGGCTTAAAGAACCAGGCTGCCTTTAACCGGCAGAGCTTCTACGAACTTGGTGCTGCCGTCGTCGCCACGACTGAGGGTATCAAGAATGGCAACTCCGTAATGGCCGACGCAACCGGAACGACTAAGAACCTATCCGTCATGGCCAAGGAGGCCGGTGTCGGTATCGACGAGATGGGCAGCATCTCCCAGAACGCCGCCTACCGCCAATCGGTATTCAACGGCTTCATGCAGGACACCTCGCGCAGCATGGGCGACCTGGCCAAGCTCAGCCAGACCGCCGCCGGGGCGGATGCTCAGGCGGCGGCCGCTAAAGAGCGATTCCGGCAGACCGCCGACCGATGCGGGCGCCAATGAACACCACTGACGCCGTACCTCTAGCCGGTCCCCATGTGGTA